GAATAATTCGGGCGTCGCCTAATCCCTTGAAACTAAGAAACTTAGAGAGCGGCTGATTGGCCATGCCTCGATAGCTACCGAAGCGGTCGAGGATGGCCTCACCTACGCCATCAACGCCAGTTATGAGGTCGAGAAGCTCTGCATCAGTGAGACTGGCCGCCCCACGGTCTACCAGCTTTGTCTGTGTCCAATTCATTTTCTCTCCTTTTGTAGGATAGCGATTTCTTACTTTCAAAGTAGACAGAATCAAAGTGAGGGCCATGTATTGGCGAAAGGTCAAATCGCTAAGGTTGACCTTAGCTCTGTTTTGAGTAGCTTGATGTTTATTCAGAACTTTTGGCATCATAAAACACGCTCCTGAGCTACGCCTAAATCTATGACAGTCACAGGCAAGTTGCCGGGATGCCACTCCATTGCATCGTGACTATGCCCGCAGATAATCATGCTCGCTTGCTTCTGTAGTCCATACCACGCTAGTGCTGCCCATGCAAAGAGATGTATCTTCAGCGCTCGTGGCGTAGGGAAGCTACCCGGCATCCAACCTCGTCTCTTGCAGAACTCATACCACCAGTGTCGAGTGAGCGACGTAGTGGTCAGCCACTCAGTCACATCGTCAGCAACCCAAGACAGCGCCCTCCACTGAGTAAGTTGATGCCCGTGTAAGACTAGCTTCCTTCTATTGTCGTCGCCAAGCACGACTTCTCTGTAAATAGAAACGTTTGGAAAAAGCGTCTTAGCCCACGAAAGTCTACCTTCGTGATTCCCTAATATCAGTGTTGTGTTCTTAGGAAGCTCTGCTGTGATACTAAATATCGTGCGGCGCCCTTCAGTACTGGACGTCCAGGCGCTAAGCCCTAGAGGCACAAGATTTAATAAGTCTCCGACAATCACGAGAGGCAAGTTGTCTTCATAGCACTCTAAACACGCTTTTAGTAGCGCCGGGTGAATTTTGTCTCCCGGATTGTGATGCAAGTCTGAGATGTATCGTTCCATTTTATTCACTCCGCTCGTTTTTCTGTGTCTCTCTCTACTATCAAATACTCGTGTTGTGTGCAGGGATACAGGCGCTCATCTTCTTTTCCCCTGTCAGCAGCTATCCAAGCGCTGTAGACACGCCGACAGTTACAGGAGAAGGTATCAATGCGAGCAGCAGAGAGTCCGAAATTGAGCCTTTCGGTCTTTATCGGCTCTCCTACTAAGCGTTTTAGCTGTGTATAAAAGAAGTTAGCTCTCAAAGTTAGCTTCCCATAATGAACTTAATCATCACTGCAGTTGCTAGTCCGACGAGGCTCGCCAGCACAATCCACAGATTACGAGAGAGGTCGCTAAAATGCTGCTGCGTATCTTTAAGTCGCTCGTGAATACTGTCAATCTTAGCGCTATACTCGGTTAGATGATTAGTAAGAAGCTTCTCAATTTCGGCTTGCGTATCTTGCAAGTCTTCCAGACGCTCTTCAATCCAGAGCAAGCGTTCCTCGACGTCTTTGTTTTTCTGCGTCTTTTTGCCCTTCATCGTTCTCTCGTTACATAAGACAGACTAGAAGAGTAAACGTGCTGCCTGCTCCCGCTGCATTGCTTAGTGCTTTGCCGACACACTTGCCTTGCTGCGTAGCGTGCGTATGAGCGGCTTCGTTGCCAATCGTTCCTTCGTGATTGTGCGCCCCGCCACTATTCGTCATACCCTGCGAATGCTTGTGACTCGTTGGAGGTAGCGCTCTGTCTTGAAACGTGGTTATAGCCTGAAACTTCCCGACGGTGTTTCCTCCCGACTCATAAGCACAATATCCCTCAAAAGTTGACACTAGTGGTAGACGAAAGCCACCTTCGTCAGAGCAAGTCCCCGTATCAGGTTGGTTATGTGAATGTGTGACAGAGTTATTAACACTAAGACTATGTGAGTGTGCCGAACCGCCTCCGCTGACAGTGCTCAGAGCGACAAGTCTACCCGCTATTGATGCTGAGGGCGTGACTAGCTCGCCAGAATTGATAGCGCCGTCTGCTACAACTTCGGTCACCTTTCCGTAGAGAATCACGATAATCGACTCGCTCTGATTCTTAGCCTCTTTAGTAATCCCGACGCACTTGCTTGCGTTTTCCTGCGTTGCTTTCTTGACTGTATTAGCGGCGCTGATATAAACAGCGGCTTTAGCAGGCAAATCTTCTCCGGCGGTAAAGCTCGCTTCAATCGTCGACGGCGCTGCTGCCACCATCTCTTGCGCAATCCACTGCGTTCCGTCGCAGTAGTAGAGTATCTTTGTGTCTGTAGCGTAGTAAGTCCAGTTGTCTATGTCAGCGCTCGGTGCTGGCTTGTTAGCGTCTAGCCCTCGTTTGTGACACAGAGCGTCGTAGCGCAAGTCGTTGTAGCGTGCTCTAGTGATTTCGGTGTAGGGGGGAGGGGCGGCAACTTCAGTTGATTTTGGCATTGTTTTACTCCTTTTAAGCCTCAGACGGTGAAAGCGTTATCTTGACAGTTACATCGTAGTCACCGTCGCTATTATCAAACGTGTAAAGATTACGATGATAGGGCGTGCCAGAGTCTTTTTCCTCTGTTGCTTCTCCACCAATGAGTCCTAGCTCTTTAATCACAAAAGCACAGGAGGAGCGAGGGAAAAACGTCTCTATAAACATCTGTATTCCAGAGGGAGTTCGAGATGTTACAGTCCTGCGCACTATCTCGTTAGCGAGCTTTGTATCGTTTATCGTTGGTGGTGTGGCGTTATCGCCTAAAGCGCAGAAAAGAAGCGCTAGAGCAAGCTTGTCTACGTTTAGAGCGTGTCCAACGTTAAGTATCATTAGCTGCCTCCATCAAAAACAGCTTTGTCGAAGTAAGCTGCATCGTCAAAATTATAAGCGCCTGATTTTGTAATTAACTCCACGCTCACACTCATTTTGGGACTGACTGTCTGAGTAATAAGCTCTTGCAAGACTTCTATTATAGCCTCTTCAGGTCGAGGTTCAATATAACGTGCCGACTCTTCTTTTATACGCAGCAGTAGCTCGACGAGACTTGGAATAAAAGCTCCGTATTTAACGTCAAAGACAGGCTCGCTATCGACGATAGCTGTAGCTACCTCCTGTATCAGAAAGTAATCGTCGATTTGACGCAGAGAATTGACAACGTGCAGCTTTTGCCCGGCTCTTAGACCGCTCTTGCGACAACGAAAGCTCCCGGCGACTTGACCTTTATTCTCTTGCGTAAAAGCGTATTCCGCTAAACGTGCCTCTCCAGTGCGACGAGCGACTTCAAGGTCTCGTATGTTTTGGTCAATGATTAGTCCGTCGAACCAGTCACCAAAAGCGTCCTTAGACGCCTGAGAGCGCACTTCGCAGACAAGAGGTTTCTCTTGTCGTGCTGTTATCTTGACAGCACGCTTTAAGTTAGGCGGAGCAACGTAGAACTTCAGCAGCTTTTCTTGAAAGTTATGCAGCACGTCTTTTGTAGGTAGTTCGTCAATAAAATCAACTCCTACCGATAGTTGCACCCAGTTTGGAGACTCGTCAGAGCCATCGTTGCGATAGACAAGAATCCCTGTCTCTCCGCTCGGCTCGTGAGACTTGTAGGGTAGAGACAGAATTGTAGTTTGACCGTTGCCTGCTAGTTCAATATCCACGTCGCCTGTAAGAAAGACTCCGCCTCGCACTCTAATACGATTCTCCAGGCCTTGCCCTATGTTTTGATGCTTTAGATTCTCACAGGGAAAGCTATCATTGTAATTCGGTGTATCACTGATAGAGAACGGAGCGCTTGGGGTTGCCAATCCAAAGTGCACTTTCATGTCGTAGTCAATATATGTCTCGAAACTATTGATAGCCGCCAGCTGCGCCATTGCTTCTCGTAGCGTGCAATAATTAAAGTAAATCCAGGGCACTGTAATGCCTGTTTCAACGTAGGTTGAGGTTTCAAAGCTCGGTAGATACGTGTTGAATAAGTCTTCTATGATAGCCTTGCTTGTCTGATTCTTGTATTCCTTCTTAACTCGAACTTTCCCTAATCGTGCGGTGTAGTCACTACAAGAGACCTGATATATACGCTTAATAGCATCACTGTCTGCTTCGTAGTTGATAATGTAGCCGGCAAAGATTTTTTCGTCGTTCTCGTCAGTGATAATGATTGTATCCCACGCCTGAAAGTCATACGGAGGGTCCTCCATGCGGAAAGCGCACGTGTCGATGCGTTCGCCTATAGCGCTTGTGATACGCAGACTGTCTCTGGGCACGGCATGAGTAAAATTCTTGCCGGCTATAAGAAGACAATAGCCTATCCAGGTCGGACTGACGGCAGGTATGCAGGCGCTTGTTAGCACTTGACATAGAGGACACGAGAGAATGTTGTGCGTGTAAAGCGTCGGAATGAAAACAGCGACTTGATTATTCGACAGGGGCACGACTACGTGAATCTCAATTCTAATAGTTGGTGTCGGAGTATCTATAGCAGCATCTACAAGAGGGCAGGACATTATTGAGTTTATACGCAGAATAGGCACGAACACAGCAACGCTTGCATCAACCAGCGGGGAAGAAACACGCAATCCGGCGTGTATCTCACAGACAAAAACACTTGCACTAGCATCGATAGCGTCAGGAAGCACTCGCAGCCCGGCGTGTATATTAGGCACGTAAACAGCAGCATTGCTGTTTGTCAGGGGAACCTGGACAGTTAGCGCACCAGAGGTTATCTCGACATAAACTTGCGTGCATTTTATTCCGTAAGAGCCACGAAGCACAATAATAACCTGAAGATTGGCAAAATCTGACCACTGCCACTCACCGCCTCCTGGGCGTGCGAGCGTTTGGCTGTAGGTCATGTAGGACGCAGAGTCTCGATATTGCTCAGTACCCAGCGTCTCGTTTGTTCCTAATCTCAGCCCTGGCGTAGCGTAACCGCCGTAAGACGTTGTGCTTATACGAAAGTAGACCTTAACAGAGTTAATTACCCCGGAGCCAGAACAAGATTGCAGATTATACGCATCCGCTTGATTAACTGAGCTAGTCGTGCTGACGTAAGTAGTACTATCGTCTGGCGTATCTTCATCTACCTTGTCATAGTGACTTCCAGACGATGGATACTGAGAGGCTATATTTGTGTAATCGCCCGCAGCGTTAGGGCGTATAATCTGCGTAGCCATTATTTACTTCTTTATGCTAAGCTCTATCTGAGCGCAAGGCGCTTTGATAGTCACGTCTTGACGTGTGCTATTCTTTTCAACTAGAGAATCAAGACGCTTCTTTTCATTAGCGCTGCGCTCACGCTCTTTGAGCGCTTTACGTAGCGATGCCTTACTCATTTCGCTCCTTATGGAACGGTGATAGTGAATATCCCGCTGGCGCTAAACTCAATCTTGAAGTCGCCGTTGTTTGAAGACTTATTCTCGCCGAAGTCGATGCACAATATAAGCTTTTTGTCTGCATCGGCTGCTGGTGTGTCGTCGTACAGAACACCTCGACGTGCCGTAATCGTCGAGTTCGACCACAAAACATCGTCAGCGTCAAACTTTGTCACTTTTGAGGCATAACTTACCGCTTTGTTAGCTAACACAGCGCCGCCCGCTGTGTAACCTGTGCCAGTGACTTCGTTAGTGACGTCTGACTTGCATTGATGCGTGTCCTGATTTGGTGAATAGCTCGACGTGGTGAGCATCATCTTGATTGACGAACCGCCAGCGTTTAAGTCACTGAGCAACTTCTTTAGCGTGTTAAGCGGGAATTGCCCGTACATCGTTACAGTGACCGCCATCTCTTTTGCTCCTTTCTAAACTTGCTGTAGCAACGCACGATTGCCAGCTATCTTCAGCACGTGCTCCGCAATGAGCGTGTTGTCGAGATAGATAGGCAGTGTCACGTAGACAGTCTGCGCTCCCAAGCGC